CGCTTTGTTACATAAATGTGATTAGACATGGCTGATACTGTATTCATGTTTGTTATCTGTAAATACTCTAAAATAATCCGAGTGCGCCATTCGTTTTACAATCAGGATACGGCGGTCCATCCTTGAGTTTGAACTTCTCCTTGGGAGCTTCAGGCTTTGTTTCGGTCACGAGTCCAAACGCTCGTCCAATCATTGACATTGCAAAGAGAATGATAAGCAACGATATCACAATCAAAATGAAGACCATCGTTACCATACTCGAAATAGGGTCGTACACTGCCGTTGTCTGAACTGGGTTCATATCCATGATTAGTTTGTTTCTATACGCGGGACAATGTGCATGGACTCCAACTCTTGTGTGAAGAGCGCCATCGAATACGGCATTTCAAGTGTATCGCGAGAGGTATCAATGCGTCCTTGTTCCTTGTCGAACTCCAAGGTTGCTCCATCCGAGCGTTCCATGAAACTCTCACGAATGAACTTCGACATACCATGTGCAATCAATCCATCACGCTCCATTTCTCCAATACGCATACCACCTTCATTCGACCTGCCTTGAGTCGGTTGATGCGTCAATAAGGTCTTTGGACCTGTATCACGATAGTTAATCTTGTCTTCGACCATCTGCTTGAGCCGTTGGTAATAGATAGGACCCATGAAAATATCAGCTTCCATCTGTTCACCGGTCATGCCGTTATACAAGACTTCATGACTGTAGGGCTCGAAGCCTAGTTTCATCAAGGCAGTTTTCAAATCAGGAACACGATTGTCTACGCTGAATGGAGTTGCATCCACAAAGGCTCCTAATTCAATTCCAAGTCGATTCGTACCCGCCTCTAAGAATTGTCCAACGGTCATACGCGTAGGAATACCGTGAGGATTGAAAATCAAATCTGGGCGAATACCACGACCTGTGAACGGCATGTCTTCTTCGTCCATGATTTCACCAACCGTGCCTTTCTGCGAATGACGACTGGACATCTTATCACCGACCACGGGGAATCGGTCTTCCACAATACGAATCTTCACACCTTTGAGTCCAATCATCTTATCGCCTGCGGGTACCAAGGTTGTATACTGATACACTGCATCGACTCGTCCTACTTGACCTCGTTTCGGTTCTACCGACGCATCACGGTATCCTGTGACGGTTCCCGTTGGACTTGTAATCGGTGATAACATCCCTAGCAAAATCGTATCAGGAGTCACCAATGAATTCACACGAATGATACCATTCTCGTCCAGCAGTTCATAATTGAAACCCTCTTTGCGTTTGATGTCACGCTTCAATGGATTCGCAATCTCTGTATGGGTTTCAAGTCCGAGGTCCAACATCTCTTCTGCGTGGTCGTAGCTGTGATAATACATTGTCTGATACATTCCGCGTCGGAGTGAGCCACCATTCAATATCATGGAGTCTTCTTGGTTATGACCTCCATACATCGTGATGGCGACCAAGGCATTCTCACCATACGGCAAGCAACCACCACGACCCATCATCTGTTCGTACAACCATGTTTGAGACATGGGCTTTTGAGGCAACACCAAGAACTCTCCAATCGTATCGAACCGCTTCATGTAGTTCGTATGATACCACGCTGCTGCAGACTTCTGCTGCTGAATACTGAACACGGAACGTGGGCCTGGATTGTGATTGGAATACGGCACCATATTCGCAAGTGCAGACAGATTGAACGACATATGGATTTCAGACGGAAGGGTGGAATGATACGGAGTCATTGAAATGCGAACTGAATCGGATTCATAGGCATCCATGTAGTCCAAATGATTGGCAATGTCTTTCCAAGACTTGGTGGCTCGAATCATATCCGCAGAGGTTCCTTCGCGATACACAGGACGAATGGGACGACCTGCATCGCAATACACTTTGTATTCGTTGTTGAGTCGCATCCACGATAAGGACACAGACGGTGCAAACTTTCCAGTTCGTCGTGCCGTTAACATCAACTTATGCAAGAGTTCTGTGTTCCCAATACACACTGCCCACAAGTCGGAATTAATGTAAATCTTAGTCCATTCAGGTTTCCAAGTGGAAGGATGAATGTCTTGGACTTCACGAATCAATCCAGTCTCTCGTAAGAGTTGCTTAAGAATGTCGGAGGGAAACGCAGTGGAGATTTGTGCTAGAATCGCCAAGGACTTCTTGTATCCAATGTCGGAGCCGTCGGGTGAATCCACGGGACACATCAATCCAAATTGAGACGCATACAATCTGCGAGGAGGTGCAGTGCTGGTTGATTTATCAATTTGAAGGTCGGTCTTTCGCAAGTGGTGAATGGCGGATAAATACGAGACACGCATCAATTCTTGCGAGATACCCATGCGTCCACCCCACGCACCCTTGAAGGATTTGGATAACTCGTTCAACATCGTCCATCCACGCCAGAATCGTCCAATGGTTTCAGGTTCAATCAGATTCGCCAAGTTCTTTTCACGATAGGTCGTTGGATTGAACGTATTGGTTCGGTCAAGTCGCAACAACATCTCCTTGCCGTTCTCTCGGTAGATACGACGGAACTCGTCAAACACCAACACACCGGATGTCTTGAATCGTTTGAATTGGAAGCTGTCTCGGTCCGAAGGCGCACGACGACCGATTTCTACATCCAAGGCCATCTTCAACATTTGCCCCAACATATACGCCTTACGACGGAAGAGCGCACCCGTATCGTCGGTTGAACCTTCTACATGTGAAAACAGAGACTCATGCAATGCTTGAACCAGTTCGAATCGTGACTTGCTTCGTGTGAACTCGGACAGAACCGACAAATCCGTCTGGTCCAACTTTGCAAGGAACTTGTCGTGACTCAACACCAACTGATAGAAGATTTCATCGTATGCAGTTCGGTCTTTGTCCGGAACACCTGCGAGCACCGTATCATATAAGTCTCGGTCCGAGGTCACACCCAACGCACGAAACAAACTCAATAACGGAATAGGTTGCGAAAAGCCACGCACATTCATCATCGCCAATCGATTGTCGCGTCCATAGTTTCCATTACTTGCTTCGGGATTCAAGGTCTCGGACGGAATGGTTAAGAAGTGTGAATACGGACCTCGCACACCATCCTCTGAAAAGGTTTTAATACCCACATAAGTTTCGGTGACTTCTTCATACACAACATCTGCGTCTTCCTTCACATCTTCAAAGGTAATCGGTTCATCGGATTGAACCAATCGTGCCTTCGTTCCCTTGGGTGCTTTGCGTTTGCGTGACCCTGCGTAGAACATGTTATCTCCCAACAGCTCTTGCGTCAATAAGACCTTCTCAGCTCCATCAATGATGAAATAGCCTCCCAACTCGAACTTGCACTCTCCAATCTCATAGTTCGGCAGTCCAGTCAAGTAGCACAAACGACTGCGCAACATCAGAGGAATCTTACCAATAAATACATCGGAGAACGAACGCGTTTGAGTCGTCTTGTCTGGAAAGGTGTATTCGGCTTCAATGTCCGCATACAAACTCAACGCATAGGTTCGGTTATCGAGACGGCACGCGTGCGGCACAAGTGCACTTCCATCTTCTTCCGTCGGTGATTGATATCGAATCTTGGAACCATCTTTGCCTCCAATGTAGACTCGCACAAATCGGTCACCCGGCACTTGTAACTCGAACGGGTTGCTATTGCGAATATAGGTGGGAATGCCTACATCCAACAAATCGTTGAAGGAATCCACATGATGTTGAATCAGTGGAAACTTTGCATTGTCAAACAGCGTCTTCAAGACATGTCGTGGGACATCCATTATCTTGTCTATCAGTAAGCATTTTCTAGACTACTACGAAGACAGAGTATGTGGAGTGAAACACGCCGTCCCGAAGTATTGGAGCGAGTGATTGGACATTCCGATGTGAAACGGACTCTTCATTCCTATTTTCAATCCCCTGCGTCTCGTACCCTCCTTCTCTACGGACCCCCAGGCATTGGAAAGACTACACTTGCACTTGCAGCCACGCGTTCTTATGGCTATGAAGCCTTGGAAATCAATGCAAGCCGTTCGTTGCGTAGTTTTGGAGATGTTGAGACACTGATTCAATCGTGCAGACATTCACGCAGTATTTCTTCGATGATACGCGGAGACAACTCTCCTCTCTGTTTGGTGTTGGATGAGATTGATGGGTCCGACCCACATGCACAGCGAAAACTTGTGGAGTGGATGATAGGTCCAGACCGCAAGATACCGATAGTCATGACATGTAATGAAGTGCCTCGTATCATGAAGCAAAAAGAGGCAATTGAATTAGTTCGATGTTATCCGCCAAGTGCGACAGACTTGATTGGGCTGTTCCCGGACCAAGATGTTCCGAAACTCGCAAAGCGTTTCAAACACGATGTGCGTCGGATACTGCAGTTCCTACAATATGGGGACTCGGATATACTACCGTCGGGGTCGGCTCCTTCGGAATGCTCTCCCGAAGTTTCGCATATTCTCCATCAACGAATGTGGACCGAAACAGACCCCATGGTACTGGCCAACGGGTCCGAAACACCATCTTCCCATTAACTTCATTCAGCATACGAGCCTTGAAGGTTTGAGGACTTGCATGAATCATGGACTTATCCACTGTGTTTCGAGAATGTCCCATCACCACAATGGTCTTCTCTGCAGGGACTTGGATAAGGTTTGCAGTCCAATGGTTCGTAAAGAGCAATTCTTCTCCACGACTTGAGTCGGGAAACGAATGACTCTCTGCATAGCGTCTGCGAATGGTATAGGTGGCTGCAGTTCCATGGTGTTCATGAAAGGGTCCAACTTCCATCAGTGCATTCTCTTTAGTCAACAAGACATACATATGTGACGAAGCTGCAATGTCTGCAGTAGGAGTGGATTGAAGACCTTCCACGCCTGCTTGGATTCGTTCAGGTGGATAGTAGTCGTCATCGTCCCAGAAGACAATCATTTCAGCACCCATTGAAAGTGCGAGTTGCATACAATGGTTTCGTAACCAACCGATGCTTCTGGGTTCGGTGATTGTATGATACTCAACCAAGGGATGAGTTGCACTTTGTGACCAATCATATTGGGGTAAGGTTGAATTATCGACGACAATCCATGCATGTGGACGAATCGTTTGAGAATCCATACAGGCTTTAGAAAACTCCCAACTCCATCGTCTATTCTTCGTCGGAGTGCACACTACTATCATTATCTGATTGACGGGGTACAGGGTTTAAATCTCGTATATCATGACGACAGACTGGGCAATGAGTGTTGATGGAGAACCATTGACTAATGCATTGGGCGTGGAATGCATGTCCACAGGTTCGAAGACGAGTGGCTGCGGTTACAGGCTCTTGGCAAATCGCACAGTTGTAATCATACATCATTGCATTCGTCTCAACTCCTGCTGCAATTTGCTCTCGTGTTGGAACCACAGGTACAGGTTCTAAGAAGGTTGGATTCCCACTCATATCAAACATATTCAATGGAATGTTCACGGTGAACCGAGCGTTTCGAGGTCTGTTTTGAAGCACAAGTCCATACAGAACCGCAAGGGCACTTGACGTATTCCGAAGATGACACGCAACCACATGGTTACGCGTCGGTGCATCTAAAAATCGAACAATGTTGAAAAACGCTCGGTCTGTTTCGGTAAGGTCTCGAATTGCAGTGAGCACGGTATACTCTTCATCCTCCATACCTTCTCATGGCACGCCACACGAAAATCACTCTCCAGTATACAAATGAGCTCGGCTTCGACTACTCCCCCTGTAACAACCACTGAGGAGACCACCACAACCACCACAACCGACGGCAAGGCTCCTGCTGGATTCTGGGCAATCTTGGGCGGTGCTGCGTTTGTCGGTATTTTCTCACTCATCTTCTTTCTCGCTTTCCACATCGGCGCCGGCTACCTCTCGTATCAAAAATACGGAAGCATGATGTGGGCCGTACTAGACTTCATCTTTGCGTATTTCTACTACCCATACTATGCATTCTTCTTAGCGAAGGATGTACCACAGCCACAATCTATCATAGGTGGACGCAGACTCAAACGGCGCGCGTAACAAACCCGTCCATCGGTCCACGCGTATTTTTCCGAAGGAGTTTGCTCAACAAAGGTGACCCCATGAACATCAAGCTATCCAACTGCTTCTCTTTCTTGGTAAGCAAGGCTCGTGTCGCTTCCTCTTCATCTCCATTGTGCTTTTCCAAGAGCTGTTCATACATCGTCGTGTAGCTGGGTCGACGCGGTGCAACATAACCTTCCAATTGACTGATACACAACGCAAACAACTGTGCAACTGGATTCTGAATTTGATTGGTAATGTAGAACGAGGCGTCAGGTGTCAGTCCGTGTTCGCGGACATACCCGACTTCTTCAATACGGTCTCCTTGCTTACCCTTGTGCTTGTTCTCCGCTACGAAGACGAACTGTAGACGGTCGCCTACTTTAGGAGCTGTGCCTGCGTCACGAGACTCCATTCGGTCTGCTAAGACTCGATGTGCAATCTGTCCTGGGTTCTTGTAATCATCCCGCAAGCTCTTGCTGACAATGAACTTCTCCAAGGGGATTCTGTTCTCCAAGACATCCACCAACTTGTCGACCACGAATCGCTGTGCCTTGCGCACATCCTTCTCGGTCAGCAACATGTCCAACGCTCCACCATAGACATCCTTCACAATCGGAGCATTGTCGCGTCGTTTCAACACGATACCCATGCTCTTGCGTTTCGGCTTGATGGTTGCATCCTCTTCGAACATCAGTCCCACATATCTCTTACGGCAGAAGAGGATGAACGGGAAGAAGGTTTTCTCATACGCAATTTTGTAGGGCTTGCGGCACTGGGAAGTAATACGCTTTCCTGCGGCAATTCCGAGTCGGATGGACTCTGCGAGGTCTTTGGTTGGGAATCGGATGAAGATGGAATCGGTATCTCCGTAGATAACCTCGGCTCCAAACTCTGTTTCCACAATTCGCTTTGCAAGACCCAAGGCTTTGCGACCTGCGGCGGTCGTACAGGCTGCGACACAGAGTTTTCGGATAGGACTGACTCGTGAGCCGGTTTGACCGTAGACTGAGTTTGCAACCACTTTGTAAGCAAGCTGAAGACCATTGAAGACACTTCGCTGAGCTTCGTCATACTGTGTATCTTCCATCTTCTCTTTGAATTCCTTTCGCTTCTTCAAGAGGATGTCCAGTGTCTTGGGTAGAACACCGACCGTCATTGGGTTCTCATTGGGTTGAACGAAGGTGCAGATGGTCTTTCCAGTAATCACATCCTTATCGTCCTTGGTATCGTATTCAACCTCTTCCAGTACATATCGCTCTTTCAACGCTTCAAGTTGTTCCAGCTTCATCCCTTCATGTCGAATCTTCGTTCCTTCTGCGTCAAACTCGCGCTCACAGACCAAGGTGTCTGGTGATAGATTGTAGCTAATCATGTTGGTCGGATACAAGCTATTGAAATCCAGCACACTGATAGGCTGGTCGAGGTACATCCCAATCTTGGGCGGAAGCACAATCGCACCTTCATATCCATCTCCAAACTCGGCTGCGTGCTGGGTCTGAAGAATCTGGTCACGCTGTGATGCGTAGTAGACTACTGCACTGAAGATTTTGATACCTTGACCTCGTCGTAAGACATACTCCATGGGAACCTTGCACACATCCGCCATTCCACGAGCATTGACCAGTGTATCCAACTTCGACATCAGCGTCAACACCAAGTCACAATCCTGAATACAATACTTGGCGATTCGTGCTCGTCCAGCTGGACCTCCTTCTGCGTGAAGTCGGAACAATTCATGCGGTTCCACATCGTCCTTGGTAAAGGTCCATTCGAGACTCTTCTTCTCTGCGTCGGACAACTCACTCATCAAGTCATCTGGACACTCAATGGTGAAACTCTTGGCGGTCATGGAAGTCACACGATACTTCTCGCCTTCCCGATAGGGGTCTGAAGTGTTTCCCACCAAGTCGAATCGCACATAGTTTCCTACACGAAGACCTCGTGTGCTCTTGGTCTTGACGGTATGGTCTGCGTAGTCCAACACCTTGTCACGCAAGAAGACGGACGCAACGGAATCCAACTTGAACGAGTCCAATGAATGTTCACGGCGCATGTTCAAGAGCAAGTCCAACCCTAGACGACCTCGGAGTGTCAAGAATCTCAAATCATACTTGCCCGATGCCAACTCGAACTTCTTAGTCTCACTGAACTTCACACACCATGAATCGCCCTTCTTGGTCTTGGATTGAACTCGCGACAAGTCAATCACATCCAGAATACCTAGTTCCTCACATCGGTCTTCAATGTATGCGTCATCAAAGCCAAAGGTGTTATAGCCACACATCACATCTGGGTTTTGTCTGCGAATCTCGTGAGCAAACTTGAAGAGCATGTCCTCTTCGGATTTACAGGCGACAAACTCGGTGTCGTCTTCCGAAGGGTCCACGCTTCCTACGACAAACACTACGCGACGAAGAGGGTCCATCAATTTGTCCGACCAACGATAGGAGATACCGATTTGAACAATCGGGTCACCCTTCTTGGCTTGCGGAAACAATCCAGACTTGGAATACATCTCCAAATCATACGACGCCACCTTGAGTGGAACGATTGCGTCACATGCAGAGACTTCCTCCACATCGCATTGGTAGAAAGCATCGATGTTGTAGAGAGGTTCATCGGTTTCTCGGTCCACTGGAATGGTGTATCGGTGTTCTGTGAACTGAATCGCACTCGCAGGATTGATGTGTCGGTCGTGGAAGAATCGCATGAATCCAGGCAGGTTGCTCTCATACAACTGACCTTTGCTAATCTTCACTGCATCCATCATCTTGGCTTTCGTATCGCACACGACTTTCCAGACCTCTGTTGTCTTGAGGTCCGCAAACCCTGCAAACACATCATACTTTTGGACCTTGGTGGAAGTGACTCCAACTAGGTCAGGCTTAGTTCCACGCACATAGAAGTAGGGCTTAAATCCATTAATTCGAAGACAGGCAACAAGTCCTGTATCGGTTCGTCCGAAGACATCGACAACAAACTTACCGTTTGTGTCGTGTTCGTACCAATCACAAGGTTGGAGACGAACCATTTTACTATCTACTTGCGAGGGAGTTCTTCATTCGTTTTCTACGAAACTTTCTGGATTTGAATGTAAGAGATGAACCACACCACTAACACCTATGACTGGTTTTTCGCACCGACTCGTATTAAGGCAGATAAATACGAGGAGGACACGAATGCCATTTCCAGTAAGGACTCACTGACCCGTCAGACTGCGAGTATCACCGCTGGATGTTCAGACACCTTGAATCCTGCCGCCGCAATGGCCGACCAACCGGGTATGATTGCGATGGGTGGATATGGTCAACCTGGAAGTGGATGCAAAGTCGATGAGAACACTGAACTTCGATGGGGTATTGAAGGTGCACATCGTCAGAAGGGACCTAAACAGATGTGGGCTCGACCCTTCGCAACCACTCCCTTCTTATCAGGTGGAGACCCCATGGCTGTGGAAGATGAATCAGGACTCATTCGCTCTGCCCCTCCTCGTAACCGCAAAGACGTCTCCACCATCATGGACAAGATGATTCCAAACTACTACCAACCTCTCATTCCAGTCAAGACCAGTGATTACAAGGATGTGAATCATTGGGTCGAGCAATGGACCCGCGGAGGCGACCCCACTCGTTTACTATCTCAAACGCGATAGTTCGTAGAATATAATGAAAGTACTCTTCTTTGCGAATCGAATGCCTGACTTGTGTGGGGCGTTCTTGCATGATATCGACTTAGCCCTCGAACTTCAAACGCGCGGCCATATGGTTGTGTTTTTGACTATCAAAGTCCCCAAGGAAGGGTATAGTGGAGGCAACTATCGTGGGTTCCGTTTCTTACATTACACAGCTGCGTCATCGTTCTTAGAATCCTCCAATGTCTGGATTTGCCCTCATTCACCCATCTTACCCGATGTGCGTAAAATCAACTCACGAGGCTACAATCGTCCCATCATTGCCACCTGTCACTTTGACGGTAACTACAATGCGATTCGTTTCAATGGCAGAAACGACTGGGCTGAGTTGCTTCTCTTTATCAACTCGATTATGGAAATCCAGTATCGCAAGAATGTCACACCTTGGCCTTCGCAGATTCAACAGACTGCAGCCATTCGACCCTTGATGCACCGAAACAAGATTGAGATTCAAGAACCCTTTCGTGGTGACTGCATTACCTTAGTGAATGCAAATGTCAATAAAGGAGTGCATCAATTCTTAGACATGGCACGCAGGATGCCTGACCGTCGATTCTTAGGCGTCTTACCGTATTATGGTGAACGACAAGTGCCTCCATCTCCATCCAATGTAGAATGGGTTCCCTTCAACGATGATGTTCGAGCCATTCTCAAACGAACTCGAATCCTCTTGGTTCCAAGTTACTATGAGAGTTTTGGTCGTATTGCAGTGGAAGCAATGTTGAATCGTATTCCAGTCGTGTATTCAGTTCCCGTCGCAAACTCAGTCTATCCAGGTGGAAGCACTGAAGGACTGCATGAATGGATTCAACCCGCAGGCATTGGATGTATTCGTGACAACATTGATGAATGGGTGACTGCGATTCGCTCGTTGGATGATGAAGATGCCTATTCACAGCGCGCAGAACAGTCGAGACAACACATTGAAGATATGCATCTCTTTACGGAAGCGACTCGGATTTCGGGACTTGTGGAACAGTTTGCTCAACGCAACCCGGTAGTGATTCGGAGTGAAGCAGCTCCGAGCTCTCAACCATCACGCCCTGCGGAACCGGGTCGTGTGCGAGAACCTCCTGCGGGGCGTCCGGCAGGGATAGCGTTTTCGAATGGGCGACTGAGAATACAGCGTTAACCTTGTCTTGAAGCCAACGACCTCGTTCACAGAGTTCTTTCTGTTCGACTGAAAGACCTGAATCGACAATCGGTTTGGGAGGAATGTATTTGGACCCTGAAACGACTGGAGCTGGAGGAAGAAAGGAATCAATTGCATCCACAAGCGTTTCGTATTTCAAGAGTGCTTGCGAGGCTTGTTCCTGTGTACATCCGACTAATTGACAAATCATCTGTACATCGTCCATCTTTTTCTTGATTACTTGTAATACCTGAAGATGCGTTTCATTGAAGACCTATGCCCACCCGCTCTCTTATACATGATTTTCTTGGTGATTCAACTTGGATTGGACGCCTCCTTAGGCATGTGGATTACCATGACCATCAAGGCAATCCTCGGACTTGCAACCGTTGTGTTGTTGGACACGCTCTGCGGAATTGAACTCGGTGTTGTCTCCTGGTTCTTGGTCGCAGCTCCTTTCTTGATTACCTCCCTCGCGACTGCAATCGCCATGTCCACTCGATTTGACGAGTCTATACTCCGAGGTGTGAAGGAGAACTTTGTCGATAAAGATGCAGTGGACGGAGACCTCCCAGCGGATTCAAATCAAATTCGAAAAGTCAAAACGGATTCTAAATCAAAAATGATGTAGACGTTATAGCGCTACCATGTTCACATTCCTAGTCTCCATTTTATTCGAACTCTTCTCAGGACTTGCCCAGACCTACTCTTACTTGTACGACCTTTGGGTTGAACTCAAATACTCCCAGGCTTACACTCACCGCCCCATCGCACGATACTACTTGTCCAACGAACACATTCCCTTCGAAGAGACGGATAAACGCGTCTTTGAAGATTGCGTGTATGTTGAAGAATGGGTGGACCGTAAAGGTAACAAGAAATGCAAAGTCCTCTACGAAGGTGAACTCATTCCACAGGAGTGGAACAGCACACCCTTTGATGCTCCTCCACCCGAGATTCCATGGGTCTGGATTGGAGATTTGGATACCGAGATTGACTTGACTCGAACCCTGAATAAGTTCATGATACCCGGAAATCGCATTGAGTTCGACCTTCTGTTCAATCTCATTCAAGTGACCGAACGTACTGACTTTGTCTACATTGAAGCAGGGACGTTCAATGAGGTTCAATTTCCAGCTGGAGGAATAACAATCACAGCCCGCGATGATTCCAAGTAAACCCTTTGAAGTTGCGGAACGATACATTCAACTTCGTAAACGATACAATCCTGAATCCTGGGGTGACTGCGTGCTTCTCTTCAATGAGATGATACTCGGTCCTCTCATTACCCTTTTTTTAGTGTTTCTTGGAGCGAGTGATATGCTGATGTTGATTTCCACAAGCACACATGCGTATACCGCATGGCGTGAATGGGAAGAGTATCATACACTTCGAAGTGTGGTTCAAGAGATGTTTTTAACAATGTCGATTCATGGTGGACCTCAAATCACTACCAACGATTTGGACTATTTACCCTATGTCTTTGCAGACGCAGTGGTTAGACTCGGGTAACTCCATCCGCACCTACAGGATGAGGATTGGTTGCGGGAATCTGTGGGTTGTATCCTTGGTAGCCTCCATAGGTTTGTGAACCGGGCATACCGGATACCGCACCTACAAACGATGTGCCGGTTGCGCCTGCGTTATACACGCCTGCTCCACCACGCATACGCATCTTGCGGGTCTTGCGGGTCTTCTTACCACCCTTCTTGGACTTCTTGGACTTCTTACCGCCCTTCTTGGTCTTTCTGCGACGACGACCTCCGGCTTGGGTGTCGCTTGCATATGGGTCAGGCATCACCTGTCCTGTTGCAGAGTTTACGGGTGCAGATGTATTGACGGCTCCCCATTGAAGCGCACCCGGTGTAATCGCTTCGGTAGGACCATACATCATTCCACCTCGCATTGTTCGACGTCTACGGCCTGCTTGTTGTGTTGACGCACAAGACATTTACTCATTCGCAGGAAGAAATACGCCCATCGTTCCAGGTTCAGTATCGTAATATTCCCATCCTCGAATGGACGCGTCGTCGGACATTTCCGCATAGGTCAATAGAGCCGTCAAGTCTGGGTGGTGGCACTCTTGCAATAGACTTTCAAGAAGTGTGCGGCGCGACTCGTAGGACAGCTTTTCATACACATTGATTCCGTTCAGATACCGAATATCACACGCTAAAAAGACACTGGGTTTCAGTTGAATGACACGTATAACTGTATCTGAAAAGAGACGCTCATCCAAGACGATAGGAAGTGCGATGGGTGTATCGCGATGGTCTACAAACCATGCGACAGGTTGATTATCCTCGTGGGATAGCAGTATCCACCCCGGATTCCCCACGAATTGAGGTACTTTCAGCCGGCGGGGGTCCTTTACGTTCCCCTTCTTGACGTGGGGCTTCCACGGGCACAGGCGGTGTAAACGTTGGAACGCTGACATGTTGTTCAGGTTCAGGTTGTAGTTGTATCGGCGGTGGTGTGAAAACTGGCTGTGCCTGGACTTGAACCTGTGTGGGAGGATATAAGGTTCGTACGACCCAGAACACTGCAATATGTGCTACAACAACTACAACGAGTGTGCCCAATGCGACCGAGAGGATTTCTTGAAGGTCCATCTTTATCTGGTCGGCATCTTTTGTCGTGAATGAACAAACCGCAATGCAGTCCAACCCGCTCCATCACACCAAGGACACGGTCTATAACGCACTTAAAGGAAAGTTGGATTTGAACAATCTCGTCGGCTCGACCATTCAGGTCGCAAAGGAAATCGAGCAGATTGCAAACCTCAAAGGAAAAGAGAAGCTGGAGTTGCTTCAATCCATCCTTCGAATCTGCATCCACGATTCAGACAAGTCCCTCGAGGAAAAAGAAGCACTCTACTTCACAGTCGACCGCGTTGTACCCGTGGTTGTCGAAGCAGCGATTCTTGCTTCCAAGAGTCCGATTTTGATTCGTCAAGTCAAGGCAGTCTGTTGTGGTTGCTGGACAAAGACCGTTCGCTCGTAAGGTGATAACGCTTCCACCCATACACGAGGCGAGTCCGAATACACGGTGACTCGCACTTGTTCACATGCATAGCCTCTTGAAAACACAGCGGATTCAAAGGGTCTTTCTTCATACCGGACTGACCCATCGTCTGAACGAGTGATTGTTGAAATCGTTTTTTGTTCTATGTTGTATCGTCGGAACCCTATATACATCATACGAGTCTCGTAGGTTCGTAATGGTTTGATATGTTTCCATTGTTCGGGAAGTTCGTCCAGTAGTGTTATGTTCATGAAACAGCCACTGTATTCGCGAAAACGATTCGTTTTAACTCTTCCTCATCGTGAAGTGCGGCATTCAACTTGTCGACTCCACGACGAATCTCATTCTCAATAGCTCCCCACTTTTCAGTGTTATTGAGATACTTGGTATGACGTGTAGTTCGGTCTGGGAATCGCTCAATCAACTCAGACTCGGTTGCGTCATACATGTTCATGTAGCATCGAAGTTGAATCTCATCGTAGAGCGGTACTTCAGCCCAGACACGCGTTCGGTCCTTGGAGTCTACGATTCGATTCTCAGACGCAACATATCCATCGCATCGTCCGACCAGCTTGAAGGTTCCAAAGTCTTTCTTAATCGTCTTTGTATTTCGTTCGGTGACCTTCACATCCTTTACAGCCTCGTAGGTGTCCAGGATTTTCTCTTCATTGTTTATTCCACGCTGTTTGGCAACTTGACCACGGACTTCACTGACCAAACGTGCTTTGAGTTCAAGAGGAAGCGTGTCTCTACGAAGGTCGAACACCAATGCGGCTTGGGATTCGACCTCTTTGAGCACTTCTTGTACATTGGCAGTTCGTTGAGCGGATTTGACACCGGATTGAACGATGTCCATGATGGGCCATTCGCGAAGGACTTCATTCACTAATTTGGAGTAGGCACGAAGATTATGTGTCTTTTCTAATTCGGCTACACGTGTCTTTCCAACTAAGTCTTTACAGAGGAGTTCGTATGCAATTTCATATTGGTTCTGGTATTTGTGGAGACCGATAAAGCCAGCAACTTTGGAAGCAGAGATTTCAGGGAACATTTAAGGTAGTTTTCTTTACGGCCGATGGATTCGTTTTCTAACCTGAAAAACTCTTTTGCATTCGTGTAATCGCATCCAACCACGCAGGGATTCCATTCAATACCGTTGCAACCGCCAACGAATCTCCTGCAACAGGTGTAGTGTCCAAGGTCACACCTTCACAGACCAAGACAATTGCAGTCGTGACTAAAGCCTGTCGAGACTTTGCGTCTGAAGGACTCCATCGTAAGCAATACATTCGATACAGGACTTCAATATACGGTCGTGCAACAGGTTGTGCTTGCTTTTGAATTGCGTCCCAGAAACTCCACACAACATGATTCCCATGTGCAACCGACACATAAGTATCCGAACGGTTCGCAAAAATCAAGGGCTGTTTGGTCTGTTTCTTGTGTTCACGAGCATACGCAAAGACCCACGCCATCCAATATAAGGCTCGTGTTGTATCCCGCACATCTTGACGAAGACAATACACGAACTCATTCATAGGCACTGCAATCGTCAATGGGTCATCTCGACGCAACACCAGTTTGCCGTATAAAGTAGACGGTGCTTTCAACGACTCTTGGATGGTGATTGGGTCGAAATCATGTTGAGGTTTGATGGTCGGTAAGGTAGGGAGCTTGTTCTTGCGACAGAACGAAATGGTTGCAGCGGCTTTGCAGATGAGTTCACGCACTTCAATGTTGTTACGAATGGCGGTCATGTCACGTAACGAATACTTGGATTCAATTGGCGCATAGTTTTCATACGCTTTCGCCAAATACAAGAAGATGGCAGGTTGAGCTCGATTGACATGAAGGGCTGCGCCTTCAAAGAGCGCCATCCACAATGTATGGACGAGTCCTGAACACACAAGTTCCAACGACCAATAACATGCATAATCTGCGTGACCGAGTTGAATGTTCTGAAGGAGCACCTTCGTAACATGCGAACGGATATGACCACAAAAGGTGGTTTTTTGAAAGTCTAAGACAGTTCGAGGGTCTGTGATTTCCATTGCTGTTCTAGTAGATAGTTCCATACGAGCTTAACCGCGAAGCCGTATACTTCTGGTAGATGCTATACAGGACATACAACAGTGAAGCTACAATCAGAATGTTCATGATTGAATCCAGCCAATCCCAAATGGTTGGGTCAGGCTTCTTGGACCGAGTCTTGCGTTCCAATTGAATTGCGTTCTCGACTTTGTGAATCTGGTCCTTGAAGGTATCTGCTGCATATTTGACTTCATCTTTCAGCGACAACACTTTGTCTTTCAACCCATTCACTACATCCACAGTCTTTCGTTGAGTTTCATATTGACGCAAGGCATCATTCTTAGTGTCCACTAGCTTTTGGACGATTGGGTCGACTTCTGCTTTCAGTAGGCGTTCCTTTTCAGCCTCTTTCCATTTGTCTCCTTCTTTGAGTGTGTAATATGCAGACCGAGCCTGTTGATACGCATCGGGTACTTTGTCTCGCACATTCTCTGCGTCTTGGAGTTTTTGAAATGCGTCACGAAGCTTCACATCCTTACCAATCTTTCCATCCATGACGACAAGTTCATTGGCGAATCGGTCTTGTTCTTTGAGAAACTCACTATACGCAGTTGGGTTCGCAGTTTGAAGTTGTTGGAGTGTAGTTCCTGGAAAGAGTACTGCAGAGACTGTGTTCAAGGTCGTTGAGTATTGTGGGTCACTCTTGTAGACACATTGAAAGCCTCCATTCACACTTCTTCGTTCATAGCCTTTCTCGGTCGGGCATGACATCACGCACGACAGATTACCTGCACTTTCAAAAGGGGTTGGACATTTAGGCATTTCTATGCCAGATAAGTCACCTGCCATTGACTGTATTTGTCCCATTACTCATCTTGTTAGAAAGAAACCAATGGAGACACCCACAGACAATAGCAAAAACGCTAAAACATGTGCAGTGTCTGTCGGGAGTGTAAGATACGATAGAAACACCAAGACCAATAGGAACAATGAAAATTGAACGAAAAAGAGGTCGCGGGTCGCAATGGATAGAATGGCTTTGCGTTCCTTTTCAAGGTCAGACGAAGGAGCTGTTGGGGCTCGCATCGGTTTTAGACTGTCGTTGATTTCCTTCAGCTTGTCAACTGCAGCGTTTGCATCCTTGAACTCTGAATAGTTGGATTCAATGCGCGAATACTCGTCTACATACTTGGTTCGTTGCTTACCGACATCATGTAGTGCCTCAAGTTCTGTAACGCTTTTGTCAACCCGCATCACCTCGGTTTGGATGCGTTCCTTTTCAGTGGTATAGGTCGACGGGACTTCATCTGTGGCTTCGAGTTGAGGTAAGGTGGTTAGATTAAAGAAAAATTGATTGTAGACTGCGTGTACACACTTTGAAACCGGTGGTCCAGTTCCACCACCAGTCTCTTGAGCATACTTAAACTTAGCTGGACACGATGCATGGCATGTGAACAATGGACCCTTTTCAAATCCAGGCGGACAGGATAATGTTTGACCCATCTCCTTTAATTACGGTTCGGGAGAAAACCATTCAGAATTCCATACAACGGAGCCACTACACGAGCTGAAGTTGAAATTTCATTGGATTTCCATCCAAGTCTAGGAGCAGCGGCAACACCGTTACGAATGTAGGGCGCAACCGTAGCCGCCATACGAAGGTAACGAGTGTGTTCCGACGCATCGGTGGTTAGACGGACATGACGAGGTGTGTTAAGTTCAAGGAAAGAACCGACTGGCATTTTGTTTACTAACAAACAAGATAATGACGAGCGAGTTTGAGAGTGTAGTGACACGATACAAACTGAGTTTGTTAGAATATAAGGTGACTGGACAGTCGACTTATAAGCAACAAGCTGAAGTAGCCGAAAAATGGCTGAATGATTACCTTAAGGCTCTACAACAGAGCATTCAAAGTGATTCGAATTTCATTGACCAATTTGCGAAGAACTATGAAAAAACCAACCCTGAACTTGCGAAGTTTCAGAAGGAGATTGCAGATGCGCGCAAACAAGGTCCTGAGTTGAACGACCTCTACGAAGGCGAACTCAAAACCAAAGAACAAGTCGTTCGCGATGATTCAATGTATTATACCAAGGCTGCCATCATTGGCGGGGTTCTTGCACTTGGAGCAGTGCTGTCCTTCCTTTGAGCCATAAACAGCACATAGAAGACGATACAGAGAGCAAACAACAAAAAGAACAATAAATACAGTCGAAGTTGTGAATCTGCATCGTGACTTGCCTGCTGGCGAATACGACGCAAGGTTTCAAGTGTATCTGTAGCTGCAATCAATCCACTGTAATCTCGTTGAATCTGACCCAACTTTTGAATGAACTTGTTTCGTTCTTCCTTGATATCCGGTGTGTTCTGTTTCAAAAAGGTGAGCTTCTCAATCATCTCGTTGAGTGTTGCGGCAATCTTGATGTTCAGCTCACGAAGTTTGGGGATTTTGGTTGTATCTTCCGATTGAATCGCCTGTGACGAGAGTGTATCGTATTCAGCGAGTTGAGACACATACTTTGCCTTTAAAGCATCCATTGTCCTTACGCAATATTTACATCTGGAACACAGTAACGATAGTATAATTGTGCGCCCGCAACATCACTGTGTCGGTTGACTTCAATCACGTCACCAGGTCGTGCTCCAATCCACTTCACCATCGGGTCTTGTGAGTCAATCCACGGGAGTTGCTGGTCAGGAGTGTTGATGTTGTAAGTCTTGAAGACTTCCGCCTTCTCTTCCTCTTTGAGAATGCGGTGAGGCATCGCAGCACGGTGGGTCGTGATATCAAACAGAAGCTGTCGTTTGTGGAAGAACTGAATCAAGCGAGCCTTGGTCATCTGCTTGATGATTTTCAGTACATTCTCGGAAGGAGGCACCAAGGCTACAATGATGATGCCGTGGGTATAGTCATTCCCATCCGCAAAGTCCACGATTTTGTTTACATCACGCTCCACCATACCTTTGGCCTTTTGACTGAATACGACCAGTTGGTTTCCAAGGGTATATAAGTTCACATTCTCAATTCCATCCGTGACCACTCGTTCGGTCTTTGTATCCAAACCACGGCGTCCTAGCATTGTTCGCAAGGTTTCGAGTGCTTTGTCTTCGTCCATACTTATCCTTTCATCTAGACAGAAAGCTGTTCGTTTTTTCGTGAAGAAGGATAATGACGAAGTGGCTTTTATTTGCGGCTGCGTTTCTAGTGGCTGTCCTCGTACTGATGAAAACAACCGAACGATTCCAACCCGAGTTCTTGGACCGAACCCAAATTGCACGAACACTTGCAGTTCAAGATTCCTCCTATGACCAACAGACCAATCACCTAAACCCTATACCCGTCCAGCATGAGCGAGTGGATGGAATCGAGACACCTTTCCGAGTCAACCAATATACATCGTATGTTGCGTAAGAGAGTATGGTGTTTCACGCGAGAGTGTCGGATGTGTTTAAAAAGAATACTAGGAAGGCAACCATTCCTAAAGCCTTACGAGAACAAGTCTGGATTCAGAAAATCGGACAACGATTTGATAGCAAATGTAAAGTGTCTTGGTGTACGAACCAAATCAATGTCTTTGATTTCCAATGTGGACATAACATTCCAGAAAGCAAAGGCGGTAAGACTACGGTCGACAATCTAGTTCCGATTTGTGGTCGATGTAATATGAGTATGGGTAGTCAATACACAATTGACGAATGGAATCGAAAGTTCGCAAGTCCTAGGTCGAAGTGGTGTCAGTGTTTCGGGCTAATATTGTAAGACCATTATTATGAGTATAACGCTTTTCAAGACGCCACTCTGGATGAACCGCTAGGAACTCTGTAACCGCTGGCCACAATCCCTTACGAATTTCTTCTTCTGAATAACCCGATTCGATGCTTTGAGCACGGATGTCTGCATTACCTCGTATGGATTCTCCATAGACTGCATCTACAGTCGTGTCGTGTAAAATGATATACTTTTGAACCGACGCATGCCAATGAGCAAGCTCGCGTTTAAGATGGCCATAGATGTGCCATGTGTCTATGAATAGCAATTCTGTTTGGATAGGTCTGCACTGTGTATCACTTCCCTCTATAAACGATGCGTTGATACCTTCTGCCTTACACATTTCGAGGAAAGGTTTCATTTTTGTGGACTCGTATAAATCAATCATTGTGAAGGAGTGGTTTGGTTTACCAATCATTGCACTCGCAAATGCATATGAACTAACTATCTCGCGAACACCGCATTCGACGATACGAGTGCATTGTTTTGCGTAGTTGTACAATGTTTCAAGATGTTCGTTGATATCGCTGGGTGTAGACGCCATGGTAATGTAGTTTACCACGAGGTCTGACTGCGTGTTGTAAAGTATGCCTGAAATGACAGACTTGATGTACCGTTTCTGAAACTCAGGAGAGAAGACAGTCCTTGAAAACGCAAGAGCATTGTCTGCAATTTGTTTTGCTTCTTCATCGTGACTCACCAGCCAATCGACTTTCTCTTTGATATCGGATAGGTCGTACTTGATAGGGACATAGTTGACCATCGGTTTAAGATATTTTTGAAACCAGAACTTGTTGTCTGGATGTGTTATCATGATAGGAACTGAACCCGAACCAAACACCCATTGATGATTGGATGCAATACAGTTGCCATCGACAATCAGGATATACTTGTACTTGAAGTGCTCCTCTAATGAACATCGTGGTGCAAACAGTTGAGTTGGAATCGATTGCTCGTTTTCCCAGTTTCCCCATGGAGTAATTCTGACATCCGTGTTCGGATGACCCAGTAGCTCGGATGCAACACGAGTTCGCAATGAAGGTCTGTCCAAACCACTGGATCCGCCACGCCAAAAAACAATCGGCTTCTTGTCTGCCCACGAAGTCTTTGGAATTCCAGAAAGAACACCATCAAGACCAATGCGACATGTTTCGTCATCCAGTGGAAGTAACACCAAGTTCGTTCTGTCTAGTTGTCGTGAACACAATGCCCCAATGATTGGATACGAATAACTCTTTCGGAGTGATTCAAGTGTGGAATATCTCAATTCAGACGTGATTGCATTGGTGAACCTTCCAAACTCATTGCATAAGCGAGTATATTCAATGTCTCCGATGAATCCATCCGATTTAGGGATGATAACTGAAATAGGTAAGCTATGGTTTTGGATAGTTTCACGTATGCAGGATTCAATCGTTCCTCCAACACGACAGCGACTATAGTCACCATCCCAATAGGTTGAATCTGTTGTTTGACTTATAATGGACATACGGTTATAGTGTAATCGTTGTTAAAATGATTTCCTAGAGGTCCAAACTCGCTATCTTCTTCTCTTCGGGTTTTGGAGGCAATGTTCCATGTTTGCGGTGTTCCAACACTTCATTCCAGAACTGTGTCAGGCCTTCCAAATGTTTAGGTAACCATTCTGGGTCCTTGGGTACAAAGTCCTCTTTGATAGAGTTCAGTAACCAATAGATGACTTGCGTCGTATCCTCGTAGATGTCTTTGTCGTAGACGACCTTGCCATCTTCGTAGACTGTAAACATACCTTTCTCTTCAGTACTTCGAACCCATTCTGAATAGTTCACTTGCTTGAATCGGAACTCAACATACTCACACTCGTCAATCCCCGTGCATTCCATCTGCATTTGCATCTGGTGAATGTATCCAGGTGGAATCTCGGGTTTCATTGCACGACTAATAGGACATTTGAACTCGACAAGACGACCATACCGTTTTGGGTCATCGCTGTTCGGAACAATCAGTCCATCGGGCGATGCGCCTAGAAATGTATAGCGTGGATGCTGGACACACGAGACATCGGTAATCGTGCACTTGGTTCGCTCTTCGTAAATCTTCTTTGCAACCGGTTCGAATCGTGTACCCCATAACAATGCAGGGACCGCATTTCCTTCGCCAGGAGGTTTGGGTTCCAACTTTCGCATCATCACTTCTCGTCGTGCAGATTCAGAACCGAAGACTCCATAGACTTCCGAAGCTGTAATCATTTCACTTCGTTTGGCGTGCCAGGCCTCTGTCCGCTGGTCGTTCGCTCCATACATTCGCAATACACGTTCATAGCACCTGTCTCGCATCCACAGTCGTCCGACTTCCCCGAGCATGAGTCGTTCGACGAGGGTGTAGACCTGTTGCTTAAGAAGACGAAACGGCAGTCGTGGTTCAAGAGCCCTGCAAAACGCGATAAAGTCTCGGACTCTTCGTTTGAGTCCTGTGTAGGGTCGGTTGTCGAGCAACCATTCAGTAAGGCGCTCTTCCATTGTTCTTCTGTAAGCTTCGTGGTTGAAAGTTCGTTTTCAAGAGCACTCCTCACTGCAAGATAGGATTCAATCTCAGTGCCTTCCAACACTCGCACTTCAGTCGTAAGTTTTTGCTGCATTTCGTTTACGACTTTTCCTAGCTCACGTGTATGAGGTTCAATCTGGTCTAGGTCTGCCCCTACGGATGAAAGATACATTGCCGACATTATATATAAAAGGCATTTTCAATGAGCGCAACTAAACCCACTATGGAGATTCAAAGCAAAGACCAACTCGTCCTACATCGACTCGCGGGATTCTATAGTAATCCCGAAGTACTCGCTCGGGTGAAGACCATTCTCTCGGGCGAGTCTAAAATCAGTTTACGACTCATTGACTGGCTCGTGACCAATTATGCGAAGAAGCATAACATTTCCTTTGTGACTAAGACTGGACGACATGTGATTGTGTATCTCGCTTATAAAGCCCATCTCAAAGCGTATAGCAAAAAGATGTTTGACCCGTTCTGTCGTTGGAAGCGTATCCAGTTCATGGAGCTGAACACCACTGTGGGACAACTCAGTTTCTTCGAGTGGGCGATTCAGGACGAGATTCTAGATTACCTTGAAACACACTATGACGACATCCAAAAAGACATGGACGAGTGTTCGACCACCCTTCAAGCAGCCGAGGGACGACGCAAACGACACGAGTTATCTCGTTCGGCAACCAAGACGGTCTGTCGTCACGATGTCTGCGTTTCAGTTTCATTTGCGTAAACTGACGATTCAATAATGTTTTCACGGCTACACCCTGAGTTCTTATACACGAACATTTCCTCCGACATCACCGAAAATGATTTGGATGTCGTAGCGGATACCTGGATGATGGACGGACAAGAAGTCTATCGCGGAACACGAGACCCCTCGTATGACCACGCAGATGTGTATTGGTTATACAACGATTCCTTGGAACGAGTTGGATGCGCAGAGCATTCACTCCAAGACCACGCAGATGTACGAGTGTTATGGTTTCACGAGTCCGAGTTTGGAACTTTGCTTCAAGAACCTGGATGGACGGAACAAGATGAACTCTGGTCAAAACTCCCTCGGCATGTGTTTGACCGATATGTCAATGAAGAATGGACAACCCCTGAACGCTTCTTGGAACACTGCTTGTGTGGACCTGTACGCATTGTTACACCCAGCATGTTAGTCATTCGTCCGATTGTCTATACCTGCACTGACTGTGGTCGCAAGTCGTTACAACGGCTTCCAACTTGCAAGTCTATGCCTCACTACTTGGACTTCCCGGACAAGGAAAAAACATTCTTTGTGGATTTTGATTTTAAACTACATCATCCACCGCTAGACTCAAGTGTTTGGTCTAGGCTACAGCGACGCGACGACGATTCTTCGCAGGTGCAGCAGGAGCAACCTGTGATGCAGTTGCAATCTGTTGAACAGGTGTTACAGGAGGAGCCGATGGAGTCTCCACATACGCAACCGTCACCTCCTCTTGTTCCTCCTCTTGTTCCTGCTCCTCTCGAAGAGGTTCAGCCTTAACTTCCTGCTCAATCTCATCTGCGAAGATTTGAGCTGCAGTTGTGCGCTGTGGAGGTGCAACGCGTGCATAGCTGACTCTCCAGGTCACACCGAATCCTTGACCTGAGACATAGATGCTTGGACTGACTACGATGCTTGCTTCCACTCGCTTGGGAAACACTTGCTGAATGTTCTCAGTTGTCACTTCAACAGGTTTGCCTTGTCCGTCTGCGACATCCATTGCGACACGACCATCGTAGACTGGAACTTTCATCTTCAAGCTGGGTGGATACTTGCCTGAGGCCACCCACTCTCCATTGATTTTCTCAACACTTGGACTGATAGACTTCTTCATCATCTCTTCCAAAACGGGACGAGAACGAGCCTTACCGAACCACTTTACACTGCTAGACTCAGCTGTGTCAAGTATCTTTCCTTGAAGGTCGTGTAGGAAGTTGTAGAGAACGCCAGTAGAACCTAGTTCAGGTCCAGCACGTTCTTGAGCATGTGCGTCACATCCTTTGAGTGTAAGGTTCATTGTGTAGGTAGTTCCGTTCTCGGTTTCCTTGACATTGACGCCCATAGGGTAGACGGACTTCTCGAGGCGAATCTGAAGAGGTTGACCATTGTACTTCAAGGGAACTGACTTGCCACCTGCTTTGTTGAGGCGGATGTCTCCGAATGAGAGCTTGTTGATGTCGAGGTTAGAAGATGAAACGATTGCGATAGTAGACATGATTGCTTGCTTGGGGTATACTATCAACCTCCAAAAAACATAACAATCCGTTTTGACAGCATATTTCCAGTTTTCAAGAAGGTGTTCATAGAAGATAATGGTTCAATGTGCGTCGGTGAAAAAGCGAGGCTCCAAGGACCCATGCACTTCCAATGCATTGGTTGGACATACTTTGTGTGGTCGACATGCGCGAGTGAAAGAACCCGAGTTGTGGGCGATGGTTCACCCTACATCTCCGATTATAAAAGTTCAAGCCTTGATTCGAGGATGGTTGATTCGTAAACGATTATCATATGCAGGCTTTGGAGTCTTATCCCGCAACGGTCTTGCGAACGACGAGGACATCATTACCTTCATGGAGAAGGAACGAGTGCATCCCATGGAGTATATTTCATTTGAAGAGAATGGTAAGCAGTGGTGGTTTGAGTTCGCGTCGTTGTGGACATGGTGTATGCATAACTACACACCCGTGAATCCGTATACAAAAGTCCCATTGAAAGCAGAAGTCCGAAAACGACTTCGAACCATTTGGGGCTACAAGAAACGAAACCTAGAAGTGGTGCCACTGGAATCCGAAGTGTTTATCGAGCGAGTCCGTCATCGCCTGAACATCTTGACCCAACACTTTGGTGATTACGGCTTCGTCGAGGTCTATCCTGAACACTTTATCGATTTCACACGAACCGAGTACAAGAATGCATTCTTGATGCTTCACCGCGAAGTTGAAATGATACTGCCCGCCTCGGACCCCTTTCGCCAACGGGTCGCCATGTTGTGTGGGAACCGAGCCTTCACTCCAGGTACTTTCCAGAGAGACACAGTCTTCATCCTGCAATGTCTCAACACCCTGCTTCACATCATCACAATGTATCGCGACCCCTATATGATTACTTTTTCAATTCTGTCCGTTCTACATCGGAGTTAAAAGTATTTACATGACCGCCGAGGGTAACAATCATACCCAACGCGTTAGAAATGTCCTCAACAGTATCTGTCTCTAAAACAAACAAGATGGCCGCCGACAAGAAGACCCAGAAGAAGACCGCCGAACCCGTTGCCGCTGCACCCGTTCCAGCACCTGCCGCCCCCAAGGCCGTTAAGGCCAAGAAGGAGAAGGTGACCGCCTCCAAGGTGGAAATCGTTGTACCCACCGTCGCCGCGGGTGCCCCAGCAGTCGTTGTCGCTGCACCAGCCCAGACATCCGATGCTCTCCTCTCCAACCTCACGGAGCAGCTCAAGGCACTCTCCACCGAGTTCACAACCCGTGTCCGTGATGCAGTCAAGGCCACCCAGGAGGCAGCCAAGGCAGCCAAGAAGGAGGCTCGTGACTCCAAGAAGAAGCGCAAGGTCGACCCAGCCACCCTCAACCCAGAGCAACGAGCAGCCTGGGAGGCTCGACGTGCCAACAACGCCTTCCTCAAGGAGAAGCCACTCAGCCCAGAGCTCTGCCAGTTCATGGGTCTCAAAACAGGTGAGATGCGCTCACAAACCGATGTGACCAAATTCATTTCTGAATACGTCAAGAGCCACAGCTGCTTTGACCCAACCTTCAGACGCAGAATCATCCCCAATGCAGCACTTGCCAAGCTCCTACGAGTCGATGACAAAACCGAGGTTACCTACCTTAACCTCCAGAAGTTCCTCAAGGTTCACTTCCTCAAGGTCTAAATCGTCGTCGTAATAAGCTCATGAGGCATTTCTAAATACAAAATCGTACTAAAAAAAGGTGACAACCGACCATCGAGAACCAGCGCACGCTGTTTGTCGTTATCTCGGAGTGTCTTCACAATTCGTTTAAGCACTGCCTCCTTTTCCACACTGGGTTTGACCCGAATCTTGCATGTGTTCTTGTGCCATCCACACAAGGAGGA